TCGCCCCTCGGGTCACTCGTCGGAGTCGGCCGACTGCTCGTCGGCCCACGCCTTCGGGTTGGTGATCGCGGCGGCGAGCTCGGCGGTGAACTCAACGTCGCCGACCTTGTCGCCGACCTTCGTGCCGGCAGGGAGGACGACGTAGGTGCCGTCCCCGAGCGGTGCGTGGACGTAGGCCACCAGGGTCCTGGTGGCCGGCGTCTTCTTCGTGGCGCGAGCAGGCATGCGGAGCCTCCTGTGTGGTCCGTCCGCCCGCCGGAGGGCGGTAGCAGCACCCTCCGGCGGACGGACTGCGGGGACTACGGGGTGACGACGTCCGCGACGAACGAGAGGTTCGCGTTCGCGAGCACCGGCAGGGCGATCGCGTCGGAGATGACCTCGGCGATCATCGGGGGCTTCTCGTTGCGGTACACGCCCGCGACGAGGCCCGGCTGCTCGGAGTCCTCGATGCCCCAGGATGCCTCGACCGAGGAGAGGGTGCGACCCCAGAAGGTCGCGCCGAGCTCGGTGCCCATCCAGTCGTCGGGGTCGACCGGCTCCGGGAGCAGCAGCACCCGGTCGTCGGACAGCACCTTCGTCGAGACGCCGTTGATCGCCACGCGGCGGTCGTAGACGTAGATCGGCGGCAGGCCGGCCGCGGAGACCGTGTTCTGCACGTCCTCCACGGTCGCGGGACGGGACGCGCCGTTGAGCAGCTGCGTCTTCATCTGGGTGAGGTTCGCCATCAGGCGCAGCACCTTGGTCGACGTGACGATCGCGCCCGGGGGCACGCCGTTGGCGTCGGTGTAGGTGTCCGACCAGGTGGCGAGGTCACTCAGGGCGTCGGTGCCGGCGGTGGCCCACGAGGCCCCGGCGGTCACGGTGTGCCCGGCCGCGCGCCCGAAGTCGTCGTCCATGAAGCCGGTCAGGGTGGCCCTGCCGGTCTGCAGGACGACGCCGCGCATGCGCTCGACGGCGTCGGCGACCGCGCGGACCACGACGTCGGTGGTCCGCTGGATCGTTGCCAGGACCGCCTCGTCGGAGGGGTTGGCGCCCAGGGCCCGGAGCTGGTTGTACTCCGAGACCGGGATGTCGCGGCCGACGGCGGGCAGCTCGATCGTGATCCGCTTGCCGTCGGGGCCCTTGCCGATGGTGATCTCGGCGTCGTAGGCGCGGAAGTCCGCGACGTCGATGAGGCCGGTCTGGCCGGCGACGAAACGGGCCACGATGTCGGCGATCACGCGGTTGGGCAGCCAGCGGGCCAGCGTGCCCTTGCTCGCCTCGTAGTCGGCCAGGCTCGCGCGGGCGTACCCGGTGAGCGTGGCGGGGTCGATGATGTCGGTCCAGAGAGCCATGACTACTCAGACCCCTCTCAGATGTAGACGACGGTCGTCGCGCCACGCTTGGCCGCGGCGACGGGGGCGGTGAACGCGTTGGCGCCCGGGGGCACCTTGGCGCTGCGGACACGACCGTGATCGAGGACCGGGACGGCGAAGTCGTTGGTCCCGACGACCGACTGGTCGGTGAGCAGGAAGCCGGCGAGGATGCCGGCGTTCGTGACGGTGGCCTCCGTGGAGTCGTAGGGGACGAGCATCCCCCCGACCTTGGCGACCGGCGTGCCCGACGGGATGTACCCGTTCGGGTAGTGCGTGCCCGCGGTGAACGCGCTGATGTCGAGCAGCTCCGTGCGGCAGTTGTGGATGCCGTGGGCGCTGCCCAACCAGGACTGATCACCGGAGCCGATGGTCTCGCTCTTGAGACGGGGCATGACGGTTTCTCCTTGATCGGAAGAGGCATTGCATGGAGCCGCAGCCAGGTGTTCCTGCCTGCGTTGAGGGCCGTCCTGGTTGCACCCCCGGACGTTGAGGGTTGGTTCAGCGCGATCCGCCAGGGATGGCGAACAGGTCTGCGCGCGCCCCGACTGCGGCAGCCTCGGCCGCCTCCAAGGTCGCGAAGTAGCCGATATGTCGGCTCTTCCCGCCAATCTGGACGCGCACCTGAAAGCGGCCGCATGACGCCCGCCAGGTCACGCCACGAACGCCTGTTCCGCTGGTCCGGTACGCGCCCCGCAGGTTTTGGCCGTTCTCCGCGTGGGTTGCCGCCCGTAGGTGTTCAGGCCGCACGCAGTTTCGGACATGACACAGGTGATCTACTTCCAACTTCGGGTCGACCGAGTGGCCCGCCCATTCCAACGAGATTCGGTGTGCTTGATGCATGCGGCCATCGAGGTGGAACTGGCCGTATCCGTTCGACGTGATCGCCCCTGTCCACAGCCAGCACGGCCCGGTCTTGTCGACCTTGGCCCAGAAGCGTTCGGTGGCCGACCGCCGCATCTACGCGCTCGTCTTCTTGCGACGGGCCTCGAACATTTCGCGGCCGCGGTCCACGCCGGCCCGGTCCGGCTTGCCGCCGCCGCCCTGGGAGGGGTCGGGTCGCGGCTTCGTCTTGCCGTCGCTGAACAGGTAGGGGTCGCTGGCCTTGAGTTCGTCGAGCTTGGTCTTGAGAGCGGCGGCGTCGACCTCTCCGTCGTCGCCCACCTTCACCGCGCTGAGGTCGAGCATCTTCGCGACGACCGCGGGGTTGTGGGCATTGGCCTGAGCCGCGAGCGCCTTGGCCTCGGCGGCGACCAGGCGCGTGTTGGCCCGCTCGAGCGCGGCCGTCTCGCCCTCCTTGCGGGCGGCGTCGACGGCCTTCTCCTGCTCGGTCTTCGCGGCCTCTGCGGCCGCGTCGTACTCTGCGGCCTTGCGCTTCAGGTCCTCGTAGTCCGAGTACTTCTCGCGCTCCCTGGCTAGCCGGGGGCCGATGCGCTTGTCGAGCTCCTCCTGGGAGGTGATGGGCTCGAACTTCGGCGGCTCGTTGCCCCCGCCACCGTCTCCGCCTTGGCCTCCTTCGCCTCCGGGCTGCTCCTCCATGGTCCAGCCGCCGGTCAGGCCGCGGTGGTGGGAGAAGAGCTCGCCGAGGGTGTCGAGGGTGATCGGCTTGTCGAACGCGAACGGGTTGCTGCGCTGCTGCATGGGTTGATCTCCGTAGGTGTCTACGTCGGCCGACCATTCACCGCTGGTCGTGGGCGTCACCCCCGCGGCGGGCGGGGAAGCATCAGAAGATGAAGCCGTGCAGCTTCAGCAGGCGGATCGCGTCGGCACGGTCCTTCGCGGCGGCGTAGATGCTCTCGGGCATCAGCCGGACGTTCGCGGCCCGCGCGACGCGCTCGCCGCGGCGCCGGGTATCGTTTCTACGGCCGGTCGTCAGGCGGGTGTACGCGAAGCCGCGGCGCGTGGCGCCCTCGTCGGTGATGAGCACGTCCTGGCCGAACACCTGCGCCCGCTTCATTCCACGACGGGCGTTGATCACCTGGGAGATGTCGGCGCCGTCCCGGATGGCCTGCGCGCCGGCCTTAGTGAAGATCCGATCCTGCTCGGACTCGTCGAGGCTGTGGAAGTAGGCGTCGGGGTCGATGGTCAGGTCTCCGGCCACGGCCTCGGATGCGGGGATGTGGGTGCAGTCGCACATCGGGTGCCGCTCGAAGCCTTCGTTCCAGAGGTAGAACTTGCCGGCCAGGAGGATGCAGCGGGAGCAGGCGGGGGGATTGACCATGCGGACCCAGCCCTCGACCCATTCGCGCTGTGCTGTGGCGGCCGACTCGGCGGCGCGGGCGGTCTCGGCGACGATCTCGTGCACGATGCGGTCGAGGAACTGTTCGGCAGTCTCTAGCGCCTGTGCGGCCTGCTCGGGCTGCGGCATGGTCGGCGGTGCTGCGTTATAGGCCTGCCCCGCCTCAACCACCGCGTGCGCGAGCAGCGTCTCCACTGGTCGGCCGTCGCCCGTCGAGCCCACGAAGCCGGCGGGGCGGATGACCCCTGGCCGCGTGCGTGGACCGAAAGCGAGGTCGTTGAGTACGTCGGCGACGTAGGAGTCGGACTCCTGTGCCGCGGCCATCTGCGCGGCGGCAGTGAGCGCGACCAGTTGCGCGCCGACTCCTTGAGGCTCCTCATACTGCTGCTGCCAGTTGCGCGCCGGATCCATCCGGCGCCAGGCTCGGCGGGCGGCCGCGATGCTGATCGCCGCGAGGCGCTGGATGCGGCGGTAGTGCCTACTCGCCGAGGGCGGGGTCATTCAGGAGCCCCTCGGCGATCCGGTCCAGCGTGGGGTCCGACCGCGACGCGAGGTCGTCGGTCTCCATGTTGGCGATCTGCACCGGCGTGTAGCCCATGTCGCGGCGCGCCTGGCGGCGGGAGATGATGCCCTCGGCGTACAGCTTCACGGTCGCGTCGGCCTGCTGTGCCACGGTCGGGGTCGCGGGGTTGACGTGCACGGTCTCCAGTGACCGCAGCGAGGAGTCCCACTCCCCGGTCCGCAGACGGACGCCGATCTCCATGACGTCCTCGAGGGCCTCGGCCTCGGCCTCGTTGCCCTTCTCGGCCGTCTTGATCAGGCGGGACTCGTCGGCCCGGATGCCGTCGGCGGACGGCGGATTGTCCGACAACTGCCCGAAGTAGCGCATCGGCAGGCCGGTGACGCCGGATGCCATCTGCGCGAGGTCTCCGAGCCGCTTGGAGAAGTTCCCGAGGTCGGCCGCCGAGAACTGGCCGAACTTCGCGTCCTTGTTCGTGGAGGACCACACGGCGCCGAAGTAGGCCTCCCAGGTGGTGAGCGGCTGGCCGGTGTCCGGGTCCTTGAAGTCGTCCGGGCTGAGGCCGGCGGCGTAGCGCTGCGGAAGGGCCATCACCTCGGAGGCGACATCGCCATTGGTGAGCACCCGCGCGGCCGAGTCGGTCAGGCCGATGATCTTGAGGAACGAGGACCGGCCGTAGCGGTCGTGGGTGCGCTGCCTGCCGACCATCGGGACAACCGGGACGCGGCCGAGGTCGTGGTCGTCGACGTCCTCCTCGACCCACTTCCCGTTCTCCCGCACCAGCCACTTCGTCGCGTCGGGCAGGTAGAGGGTGGCGTGCCGCGTCTTCTTGGGGCCAGAGTCGTCGACGTAGAACCGGGCGGCCGCGGTGGTCGCCCGCTTCCGGTTGGACCACTCGTGCACCATCTCCATGGGCGACTCGACGGTGATCAGTGGCATGTCCGCGTCGTCATCGTTGGTGCCCAGGCAGTAGTAGCCGCGACCGAACACCATGCGGTCGACGCGGGCCATCGCGGACTCGGCGTCCAGGTCGTTGGCCTGCCACATCTCCCACAGGCCGGTGTCAGCCTCAGGCTGGCCGGCGCGGCGGAACCCGACGACGGTCTGTCGGTCGACGATCGCGTCGACGTAGGTGCCGGGCCAGGCGACGATGGTCACGAACTCGCGCAGGTCGTCCGGGATTGCGTAGCCGAGCTGCTCCAGACGCTGCTCGCCCTCGTAGTAGGCATCCAGGGTCAGGAAAGACTTCTGCCTACGGCCGTTCACGATTCGGCCGGCGAGCGCGTCGTCGAGGCGCTTCTGCAGCCGCTTGAGGGTGGCGAGCTCGTCGTCGGTCAGGGCCACGAAGCACCTCCCTTGAGGGTCACACGTCCCGGCGCAGTTGGTCGAGGAATTCCTTGGAGGCCGACCTCCGCCGCGCGGTGGTTCGGCGATGCACGGTCACGGTCCGATCGGGGGCGACACTGGACCAGCCGGCCGCGAGGGCGTCGGCTCGAGCCTCGAGGGCGAGGGCGTCGCCGACGACGGAGTCGATCTTGCGGGGGCTGTTCGGGTACTCCTTGCGCACCAGGCGCAACTGGCCCCGTCGGGCGACGTAGACGTTGCCGTAGTGCTCGGCGGCCACAGGGTCGTCGTCGTGCCAGATCTCGCCGACGGTGAGCCCGGTGTGCAGCCGGTCCAGCGCTGCGGCCATCGGGGCGTGGCGCGACGTAGGCCAGGCGATGACGCGGTCCTCGCCGAACTGCTGCGCGAGTGCGTCGATGTCGCTGCGCCACTCGTGCGGGTCGAAGTAGCCGCGGACGACGTCGTAGCGCTCATACGCCTCACGGATCGCTGCCAGCACGTCGAGCCGCGGGACCTCCCAGCCGATGCCGGCTGGGCCCTCTGGCTTGGCCCAGACGCCGAGGCGGAACAGGTAGCCGTCCGACATCCGGCATCCGCGGAGCACGGTGGAGTCGTCGTTCAGCGAGCCGTCGAAGCCGAGCGCGATAGCCGTTCCCGGGGCGACGATCCAGGGCGCAGGGTCCTCGGCCGGCTGGTCGTCGGTGGCGGGACGAGGTCGCGTCTGGCGCTCGTGGACGTCCTTGGCGATCCAGGCATCACGGCCGCTCATCGGGCGGTTGAGGTAGTAGCGGGCAGCGGTCTCGACGTCGGGGCATGAGCGCGGGTCGCGCATCTCGCGGTAGATCCGGTCCAGGTCCATCCACTCGGCCGCCGCGCCGTACACCTGTCGAAGCTGGGCCATCGTGTGCTCGACGTCGTCGAGGTCGATGCGGCCCTTCGCCTCGCGATGGTCGACCAGCACCGAGTCGGCGAGCTCGCCCTTGCGCCAGGCAGTCAGGGTCTCCTCGAAGATCGACTGCTCGCCGGGTCGGTAGGCAGTCGAGGTCTGCAGCAGCCATGGCTCGGCGATCTTCCGCTTGCCGAGGTTGCGGCGGACCGTCGCGTACATCGCCTTGAGTTCGCGCAGCACGTACAGGTGGGACTCGTCAGCGCAGACCCACGTCTCCTTGCCGCCATCCTTCGACGCCGAGCCTGAGGTGCAGGCACGGATCTCGCCGCCGTGGGGCAGATAGATCGCTGTGGCCGACTGGTACTGCCGCACGCCGGTCGCGCCGCCGTAGATCTCGGGGAACATGTCCTGTCCCCAGTCGGAGACGATGAACGCGATGTTCTCGAAGGTGTTGCCGGCCTGAGACTCCTCGGTCGCGAGGCACTTGAGGAACGGGGACTTCACTGGCCTGCCGACAGGCTGGCCGGATGCATCCCAGCCGTCGAACCGCACCGGACCGAAGCCCTCGGCGGTGCCGATGTGGCCCGCCACCTCGGACTTGGCGCGACCCTTCGGACGCGACAGCACGCCCTCGTCGTACACACGGCGGCCCGTCTCGGGGTCAAGCCGATAACACTCGATGACGAAGTCACGCATCTCGTCGTCGTAGTCGAGCGGCTCGCCCTGGACGTCGCCGGGCCCGTGGCACTCGTACTCGTGGATCCAGTCGAGCACCTCGTAGCCGAGCGAGCACACATGCCCCTCGAACAGGGGGCCGGACCAGGGCATGGTCAGGACGACTTGGCCGCGCGCGCCCGGTCGAGCGAGGACACCTTGCCGCCCGGCGTGTATGCACCGCGAGCGGCGCGGCGCTGCGGCTTCTTCCCGGTCGCCTCGTCAGGCAGGCGGAGCGCGGCGAGCAGTTGCTTCATCAGGTTCGCCGTCTCATTCGCCTTGCCGAGCGCCGGGGCGACCTGGAGGCGACAGGTGAGGTGGCCCTCGTCGCTCAGGATCTTCACCCAGGTGTCGACGTCGCCGCGCAGCACCTTGTCCAGCTTGTCGAGGCGGTCCTTGGCGCGGCATGCCTCTTCGAGCTGCACGCGCTGCGTGGCGTCGAGCGAGTGGTCGCCGGTGATCGCGCGCCACAGCGAGCGGCCACCGGGGCCGAGGCCGGCGGGTGTGCGGGCAGGTGTAGACATGGCCACCTCCCAGCGTCGCCGAGGGAATTTCAGGGGTCTGGACTGCGAGGCACCA